GGTTGTATAATGGTGATTGAAGATTTGGCGTTTCATATGCCTGCTGATGGTAATGGTTATATAACAGATAATACAAAGTATCATAATTTTTTTAATGGTATGGAACAAAATAGAATACATTTAGTTACCACACTATTGGAGTAATATGGAACAAATTAAAGAACTATTGGAAGAGATTAAAGAAGTTAGAAACGATTTAGTACATACTAATAATCCACACTTTCAATCTTTACAAAATATTATACTTAAATGGGAAACGAAACTTGCAACAAAAGAAATAGAGGATGATAGAAAAGAAATAACCATAGATAATGCTAGAACACGATTAGAACAAATGTCCGTTTTAACACACGATCCAATTACGGATTAAATGTTTAAACTCTTTATATATTTTTGGATCTTAATGATATTAATAGCAATAGGTTTAGGTTATTATCACAATAATTTAATTTGGTTATGATGAACTTTATAATGTTTACTGCTGTGATGTTTGGTGGATTTATGGCAATGACGAATATAACATTTATACAATTTTGTATATTTTTATTAATATTAAAATTTATAGGAATGACTTATGTTAATTAAAGAATATTTAAAAGTAATTGGATTAGGATTAGTTTGGTTCTTAATGAACTGGAAATCTTTAGTGTTTTATTTATTTTGGGCAGGAGTTACATTGGTTGCTTTATTTGAAGGTGGAATATTAAGTGCCTTATTTGTCTTTGTGGCATTATGGGGAGTATGGAAATTAGGTGGAATATTTAGAGATTAATGATTAGTGTTTATGTATTAGTGATTGTGTTTATTGTAATGGCAATCATAATGGGGAATATATGATAACAGCAATAAAAGTAATATTAGGATTTTTGTTTATCTGCCTTTGTGGCGGAGTATTTTTTTATATTATACTAGACCTTAAACCTTGGAAGAAAAAGAAAAAGGATTAATAATGTCTGCTTGTCAATGTGGTAGATCACCTACACAACTTTGTATTGGATGGCATAGTTTAACAGAAGAAGAATACCATAAAAGAAAAAAGCAGTACGAAGAATTAAATGAAGAGGATAAGAAAAAGAATCCTTTTCACGCAAGAGCAATAGATGGATTTGGAGAATAAATGATAACAATACTAGAAAACGCACATAAAAGATTTAATGAATTAACAGAAAAAAACAGAAAAGTCTTTGTTAGACTATCTGTTAAAGGTGGAGGTTGTGCTGGGTTTAATTATGATTGGTCTTTTGAAAATGAAAAGGGTCCAAATGATATACTCGTAGAAGGTGTATTATTAATTGATAAAATGTACGAATTATATGTAATAGGTATGGAATTGGATTATACTTATGATGACTTTGAATCTGCCTTTGTATTTAACAACCCTAAAGCAACATCTTCTTGTGGTTGTGGAACTTCTTTCAGTATATAGAAAACCCACCGCAAACTTAATCACGGTGGGGAAAAACAACCCTTAAAGGGTATTCGTAAATTCTTATTTTTGTTCTTTATACATTTCTTGTGAATATAGTGCTAATATAAACATAGTTATTCCTAACAATGTAAATACTCCACACGCCAACCAATTATCGTTCATTGGTATTCCTTTATATCCACCATCAATTGAACCAACGGCACCTATTAAACATAGTGTACCTCCAATTGATAATGCAATAGTTAAATATTCTATTAGTTTTTTCATAGTTTTCTCCTTAATTAAGCAATATCTCTATCACCAACGGCAACAGAATAATCGTTTAATATCTTGTTAATTGTATTTTTCATTTGTGTATCAACTTTATCAATAAAGAAATTAGATAAATCAGGAGATAAATCCTTAATATCTTTCTTCATATCGTTGATTCTTTTATAAACTACATTTCTAACAATTGGTATATTGTTGTTTAATGCAGATTTTGGCATATAGAAATTATCTAATATGTTTTTTGTTTTTTTGTCTTTCATATGTACCATATTATACCTAAATAGGGTAAAAGTCAAGTAAAAAGAGAGCAAAAAATGAACAAAATCACAGTTTTTTTACTATGTTCGCTTTTTGTTCTGGTTTCCTGTTCAAAAAGTGTTGAAAATTGCGTGTTTTTTGATTTTAAAGACGAATCAGTAAAAAACTATGCGAAAAATTTGTCGGGAAACGAAATTTATGCTCATATTCGTTGTAAATTTTAAGGATAAATATTAGTATGGAAAAATATTGTCAAAATTGTGGTTATCAATGTCATTGTAATGAAAATTGCGAAAAAGATTATGGGGAAAAACAAAAAACCATCGTTTGTACTCATTGCAGACATTCCGAAATGGATGATTCTTGGAAAGACCAAGTTTTTTATGACTCAAAAGACAATTTAGCAATGATAGATATGGAATAGGAGAAATTATGAGTAAAATGCGAGAATTTAAATTTATAGATGATGAAAAAGGCGAAAAAATAATAGAAGCAAGTTCATTTAAGAAGGCAGTCAAGTCTTTTCAAAATCAAGTAAAACAAAAAATGGTATATGTTGAATGGATTAGTAAAAAAGGTCAGGAAATGACCAAATGGCAAATATTACCATTAGGTCGGGAAAAAAGGTTAGGTAAATAATGAGTAATATTGATAATTTAGTAGAACAGTTAGGCAAATTAACAGTTGTTGAAGCAGGTGAGTTATCCAAGAAATTGGAAAAAGTTTGGAACCTTAATTTAAGTGAATTAACAGCAGCTGCTCAACCAGTACCTAAAGTAGAAGAAGAAAATGCTACTGTTAATGTATTATTATCAGGATTTGACACAGGTAAGAAAATAGGTGTTATTAAGGCAGTTAGAGCAATTAAAGATATGGGATTACTTGAAGCAAAGAATTTTGTTGAAGATAGTGCAGAAACTCCTGGCGAGTTAAAATCAAATATTGAAAAATCAGAAGCTGAAAAAATCAAGTCTGAAATTGAAGCAGTTGGCGGGAAAGTAGAAATTAAGTAATGCCAGCAGTTAGTAGAAAGGGTGATGATTTAAGTACAGGACACGCTTGTACTGCTATTACACAATTAGACACACCTGGTCAAGGTACAGTATTTGCAAATGGTATATTAGTTGCAAGAATTACTGATCCAACAGTATCACACCCAGCACCTCCAGTACCACCTTGTCCAGCTCACGTTAAAGTAGTTAATGTTGGTTCAGCAACAGTATTTGCAGTAGGTAAAAATATTGCTAGAATTGGAGATAGTACAGACGCAGGTGCTATGATTAAAGGTTCTGGAAATGTATTTGCAGGCGGTTAGAAAAATCATATAAATATACCTGATATGCCAAACTATGACGCTAGCACTACTAACAAGTCAAAACGAGCCACAAGAATCTATAAAGATATAGACCTAGACTTTGGTCGTAATACAGTTACTAATGATGTTAATAGTTTAACAGATGTTGAGGCAGTAAAAAGAAGTGTTAGAAATTTAATTAACACAAATCACTTTGAAAGACCTTTTCATCCTGAAATAGGAAGTGATGTTAGAGCAATGTTGTTTGAACCAATGACACCATTAACTGCTCTAAATTTACAAAGAAAAGTTGCTGAAGTTTTACAAAACTTTGAACCAAGAATTAATTTACAACAAGTTTTAGCAACTCCAGATATTGATAGAAATAGTTATAATTTAAAAATTATGTTTTATGTTGTTGGTGTAGTAGGGGATATAACCGTAGAAACAATATTAGAAAGATTAAGATAAAATGGCAAGTAATAAATTCATAGTCGCAGATTTAGATTTTGATACAATCAAAGATAATTTAAGAGCATTCTTACAAGACCAAACACAATTTTCAGATTATAATTTTGAGGGATCAGGTTTTTCTGTTCTATTAGATACATTAGCATACAACACACACTATTTAGGATTTAATGCTAATATGTTGACTAATGAAATGTATTTGGATAGTGCTGACATAAGAAAAAATATTGTTTCATTAGCAAAGATGTTAGGTTATACTCCAACATCACCTAAAGCACCTATGGCAAGTGTTGATATAACTTTAAATGATGGTGCAGGTTCTTCGGTTACAATGGACAAAGGAACTGTTTTTACTTCGGTAATAGATAATGTAACTTACCAATTTATAACTAACGAAGATATAACAATGACACCTGTTGATGGTGTTTACAAATTTTCTAGTGTGCCAATTTATGAAGGTACTTTAGTATCTTTTAGATATACAGTTGATAGTACAGATGTTGACCAAAGATTTACTATCCCTAGTGTAAATGCCGATACATCATCTTTAAAAGTTACTGTTCAAACTTCAGCAAGTGATACAACAATTGAAACTTACACATTAGCGTCTGGACTAAAAGGTTTAAATAGTACATCAAAAGCATATTTCTTAAAAGAAACAGACACAGGTAAATTTGAAGTTTATTTTGGTGATGGTATTTTAGGAAATAAATTAGCAGATGGTAATATAGTAATATTAGAATATCTTATTACAAATAAGGAAGAGGCAAACGGCGCTTCAGTATTTAAAGTAGGAAGTTCAGTTGGTGGATTTACAGATATATCAATAGTTACAAAATCAAATGCAGAAGGCGGTGCTGAGGGAGAATCAAAAGAGTCAATTAGATTTAATGCACCATTACAATACACATCACAAGATAGAGCAGTTACAACAACTGATTATGAAACTTTGGTTAAATCAATTTATCCTAATGCACAATCAATTAGTGCTTGGGGTGGAGAAGATGATGAAACGCCAATTTACGGAGTTGTAAAAATTTCTATTAAGGCGCCTAGTGGATCAACATTAACAGATACAACAAAATTAGATATAGTAAATAAATTAAAACCATATAATGTTGCTTCAGTAAGACCAGAAATAGTTGACCCTATAACAACATCAATTATGCTAGTTGTTAATGCTAAGTTTGATAAAAAAGGTACTGCTAAAACAGCAGATACTTTAAAGGCAGAAATTACGAATGCTATAGAAGATTACAATGAAAATACTTTAACAGCATTTGATGGTGTGTTTAGATATTCTAAATTAACAGGTTTAGTTGATGATGTTGATAATTCAATCTTATCTAATATTACAACTGTTAAAATGAGAAAAGAATTTACACCTACTATAAACTCATCTACAAAATATGATGTTTATTTTAGAAATGCTGTTTACAATCCACATTCAGGACACGAACCAATATTATCATCTACTGGATTTAAAATATCAGGTAATGCTAACGAAATGTTTTTAGATGATGATGGAATTGGTAATGTAAGATGTTATTATCTTGTTAGTGGTATTAAAACCGTTGAAAATGCTACACAAGGAACAATTGATTATGCAACAGGAAAAGTAACTCTCAATTCTATAGCAATTGCTGAAATATCTAATATAAGAGGTTCTATTTCTAAAGTAATTGAAATAACAGTTACACCAAGTTCAAATGATATAGTTCCTGTAAGAGATCAAATATTAGAAATAGATGTTTCTAATTCAATCATAAATGTTTCTGAAGATACCTTTATAGGTGGATCATCCGAGGCAGGTGTAGGATATACAACAACATCAAGTTACTAATGCAATGGCAAAATTTAATGATAAAATTTCAACGCTCATTAATAGTCAATTACCAGATTTTGTAGTTGACGAGCATCCACAATTTGTCCGATTTTTAAAAACTTATTATCAGTTTATGGAATCTGCCGAGTTGCAGATTACAACCATACAAAATACAGACGGTATAACTTTAGAAAACGAAACAGGTACATCTGCTAATTTATTATTAGATGGTTCAAAAATATCTTCAGAAAGAACACAACTAGATCAAGGCGATAAAATAATTTATGAAGATACATCTTATGGTAAATTTACCGTTGGTGAAACAATAACAGGTTATGATTCTAAAGCAACTGCTAAAGTTATTGCTGAAGATATAGCAAATAATAGAATATTCATAACAGCACAAGATAAGTTTGCTAATAATGAAGTTGTAACAGGTAATGATTCTAACGCTAAAGCAGTAATTAATAATTATCGTCCTAATCCAGTAAACAATATTCAACAACTTGCAAACTTTAGAGATCCCGATAAAGTTATATCAAACTTCTTAACAAAATTTAGAGATGAGTTTTTAAAAACAATACCAGAAGAATTAGCAATAGGATTAGACAAAAGAAATTTAATTAAAAATATTAAATCAATGTACCGATTAAAAGGTACACAAGCAGGACACGAATTATTTTTTAGAATTTTATTTAATCAAGTATCAGACACATTTTATCCAAGAACACAAATGTTGCGTGTATCAGATGGACAATGGGATACACAAAAAGTTTTAAGAGCAAGTGGTACAGTAGGTAATACTTCAGATTTAATTGGTAGAACAATTACAGGAAAAACTTCAGGAGCAACTGCTATTGTTGAAACAACAAAAATTTTTCTAATAGGTGCAACCTATGTTACTGAATTTATAGTTAACATTGAATCAATGGAAGGCACATTTCTAATTGGTGAAGAAATTTCAGGAACTGCTAGTGATATAGATGACTTTTATATAAAAGCAATTATCACAGGTATACCTGGTGCAAAAACTGTTACCAATGATGGTAGTTTATATGCTATTAATGATTTCTTATCGGTAACAGGTGGTGGACAAGGTGCTACTATTTCTATTGATGATATAGGATCAGGAAGTCTATCAGAAATTATTGTTGACAATCCAGGATCAGGTTATTCAGTAGGTGATAAAATAGTTTTTGATAATTCAAATACATATGGTTCTGGTGCAGAAGGATTTATTTCTGTTGTCAATGGTGGTATTACTGCTGAAGAAGGAACAGACGCTGAACATATTACGCTAGAATATGAAACTGAAAGAGGTGATATTTACCCTGGAAATAAAATTGTACAAGAAGATGAAACAAATTCAAATTTAGGTGATATAACAGATATATTTTTAGTTAATAAAGGAAGTGGTTATATATCTTTACCAACTGTATCAGTTACATCAAGTGGTGGTACAAATGGAAATGTTTTAGCATATGGTACTGAAATAGGAAGAGTTATTGGATTAAAAACAAATGAATTAGGAGAGGGTTATGAAAAATCTCCAACACCTCCTACAATAAAATTTAGAAATTGTATGATACTAAATTCAGTATCAGGTAATTTTAATTCTAACGATACTATCACAGGCGGAACTTCAGGTGCTGTTGGTACACTTGCTAGTTGGGATTCTAATAGAAGTTTATTAAAAGTAAAAGACCAATCAAAAAATTTTGATTTAAATGAAATAGTAACATCAACAAGTGGTGGATCAGCAACAATAACAAGATTAGATATTGCTACTGCTTCAGTTGATGTTGTTCCAGTTGCTGATACAGATGGTAAATTTTTAAATGAAGATGGTTATTTATCTGAAGCAACAATGAAAGTACAAGACAGTAAATACTACCAAGATTTTTCTTATGTACTAAAAGTTGGTCAATCAATTAATGATTGGCGAGACTCATTTAAAAAGACTATGCACACAGCAGGTTTTTATTTTACAGGTCAAGTTGATTTACTTAGCACACTAAACTTAAAAATTAAATCTCCTGTTGCTGGTATTGTATCAGGTGCTATAGATACTCCATTATTTGAA